GGCTCCCATCCGAAGGCATATCCGTAGCCCTCTTTGATCTTGCATCCCATTTGATCCTGTTGGTCCTTTTAAACTAACACTCGATACCCTGGGAGGACAAAGCAAGTCCCTAACGATATTACCAGATATCGTAGTCACTTACCTGCAGGTAAACGTACTGGTAACGCAAATAACCTGACAGATAACCTGACAATTCACTCTCTCTTGACTTTAGCTGCGACCTTATTCCTCGGAAATCGCTCGTAAACCTCTCGACGTCCATTAGTTGTCTCATCCCTACTGGATACGCCAAACAGTAGGAGTAGAGTACTTCCTCCGGCGAAGCTTTCCCTCTCCGGTAATCCCTAAAACGCTCTGGATAAGCAAGTTTACTAAGTAAAACATAAGGATGTCGATAAGCCCCACCGATCTTCCAAGTTCTAGAGAGGAACTCGAAATTTGAATCAGCACACATCCCACTAGCTAACTTGCTCTCATTCGCTATAACACCAAAATTATGGGTCAAATAGCTGCAGATCTGCCTCCCTAACGGTTCGGAAGATTCATAGAAAAGCAGATTGTCGTCACCCATGATAATCATGTCATACTTGTCAACTTTCAGAGCACGCATAACGGTCCTAATCATCAACTCATTGACAATAGAATCAATAATTTGGGTGAACATAGAGCCTGAAGGAACTCCTTTGTTGGAACTCACCATTCCAAAAGGTGTTACAAACTCCTTCTTTGTGAAGATACGGACCACCTCACTGAGCATCCTGGTTTCCCAGTCATTCAGGTCGAACGCAGCAGCGACAATCTGAAAAGCGTCTCTAATTAACCAGGAACTTACACTTTGATCGTACCTTGAGTAATCAAGCGACAACCATCTGTTATGGTAATGACCTTTGTCATACACCAAACTGTGAATCTGATTGTCATTCTTTCCTCCAGCATACCGCTGATAATCGGCATACCTTTGTTGAAACGGATGTGAAAACATCAGCTCAACCGCAATACTCCGTGCATCGTACATACTGATCAATCGCGTCTTCAGCTTAGCCTTATCTGGTGTCCTGCGTCCATCGGAATCATACACACCACTACCCTGAGTCCTGCATCCAGGGAGGATAGGGAACGATTGTATATGTTTCCCCTGTTTTACAGCGTCCACAGCCTCACTGTAGAAAGTGAACATCTCTTCTAAATTCTCACCCTTTTCTTTCTTGCCTGTCTCCAGAAACAAGTAACCACTGTGGGTGTCTTCTTTTGGAAGAGATAATTTGAGATCTTCCATATTATAGAAAATCTCGGGTCGAAGATGCCATTCAGAAAATTCTTTCTTCATAGCTTTCAATGATTCTTGATAATTCCAGTTCCAACTAAAGTTGGCATGATCCGGCATCGCAAAAGCTTCAATCTGCTGTCCCAATTGCGACGCTTGCTTGATGCTCTGGCACCAAGGCAGACCATTCACTCTTACACCCTTAAGGTATTCGAGTTCTGAAATTACTGCATCCTTATCCTTAACATATTGGAATAAGAGTGCAACAACTTCTTTGTCAAAAAGCCTACGGAAATTCGACGAAGCGAGGTGCTTCTTGAAAATTTCCAGCCTTTTGTTAAGCCCGAAGATGGGCCCTGTGTTGACGACGTTCTTCGTATTAGCCATCCTTTTCGGCTACCTCCCTTCTTGATCACGAATTCTCGTCTTCCACCGTCGACATTGACGATAGTTGCCAAGTGTCGTCTAGCCTGATCTAAACTAGACTCTAAAGAGTCGTTCGGATCTTTGCTTAAGCTGAAAACAGCCATAATGTGGATTACCACTCCTTTCGCAAAGTTTCTCCTTGCTCTAAGTCGGTTATTTCCTCCAAATTGGATTCTATTTCCTCCTTTTAGAGTTTTGGATAATTCCAAAA